CTATCTCGTGCGATTCTTCCAGTAAGAGCAACCCAGCCATACCGCCCCACCACCTTTTCGTCCCCCATTGCCTACCCGATGTCGTTCCATTCTCAACCGTATATTTTGATGACGATTCAGAACATAAAAGGAGGATACCTTGGCGGATCGCAGATAGCCCAGCAGTCGTTTACTGTCCTGACTCAGGATACACGCAATTTGTATGAGGGAACTGGCAATTACCCGGGACAATATTCCGATTACTATTCGTGGTCGAATGAGTCGTATAAGTTCGACCCCCCAATGTCGAAAATGTCCAATGCGAATATCCAGCTATGGAACCCGGCTGGTGATGTGTTTTCACACCTTGATAATCTTAGCGTCATTGATTTTGCACTCGATACCACAAATATTGGAAAGGTAAAATTCTATGTAACTCAGTCAACGACGAACCTGTCGTTTGGCGATTGTAACGTGTTTCTGGCATCGGATATTCGAGTGGGTGATGAGATTACATTTTACTCACCTGCACTTACACAGGTTTCATCAGATCCATCGTGTAGCCTGGCCCTCTCTTCCTTCTTTAGTTTGATGTCAAATAACTTCCTAGTCACAGATATCTGTGGAACAGACTTTACTCCGCCAGTCGCATCGTCTCTTTTCAGTATAGGAACGTCGTTCACTGCCGTCCCCAAGGTCGCTGGGTTCGCAGGTATGTCGAACGCACTCTCGACTATCCGTTCATTGATAACAACGGTTTCTAGGGTATGTCTTCAGCAGTATACAAGTGCACCCCAAAGTATTCCATTTGCGAACAGACGCACACTGAAGGGTGACTACGTGATTCCCCTGATGAACTTGAACGCCCAGGCAACATTTGTTCTCGAAGTGACAACGATGGAACCTGACACGACAAACATACAAAAAATCATCCCGAACTAAGGATAAGAAACGATGCCGGCTCCTCAGAATGGCGAAATCTACCCCCGTCGAACAGGTGAACTAAACGAGTACTATGTGGATACGGCGATCCGCAGTGCCCCGAAACATACTGGGTTTGTCCCAAACCTTGTTGACCCCGAGACGCAGGCCACACAGGCGTTCAAGCTGTTTTCTACTCACCACGAAAACCCTAAACTGGCGTATGGGTCTACATTCCAGCAGCAGGCAACGATTCGTGTCCACACTGCCACGCCCCTCAACCAGGCCTTCTTTTCCGAGGCCAATATCCAGCACCTCCAGGATGAGATCCGTTACCGTGTATGGGAGAAGAGCGAAAAGAAGTATGTCATTGATAATCAGCGCCCCGACGATCTCAAGACGATCATGCGTGCGTACTACCTCCAGTACCAGATCAATGTGGAGGCCAATGCTGCCCAGGAACTCAATGACCTCAACGAACGTGTCCTGAAATTCTGCGTGGACGATGTCCTGGGGTCTATCAACATGTATCTCTACAACCGCAACCAGATCCTGAACTACCCGGAACAGATCAGCCGGCCCATCAATCCCCACATTTACGGAACGAAGGGTGCGGAATTCAAGGCCTTCTTTTAGAGTAGTGTCTAGTAATGATCGCACGGTTCGGCGACCGCATATACGGAAAAGACGGGACTAAACTTCTCGTATGGGATTCTGGGTGGGATACGTTTCGTCCCGTTGACAAAATTGTATGGAACCCGGTGCGCAAGGATGTGCAGTTACTGTATGGCCAATTGTGTTTTGAACTGTTTGATACGAGTTATGGATTTGGAGATGTTCAAGATGAATGTGTAGAGTTCACGGACAAGTTTATCTCGGAGATTGAGAGTGCTCCTGTCCTTGAAACGATTGATGAGTTCTGGGCGTGGACAGGGCAACCAACCGAATGGTTCTATGATCGTCAGATCGTTCTTCATCCGTGTTCGCAGAAGAAACCGAGTCGGGCTGAGTATCTCCATATCATGAACCTGCGGGCCAAGACTGCCAAACGTATCCCTCGTCAAATCAGAGGAACACTTAAACGAAGGAAACAGTAAGAGAACAATGCGAGTCAATATTGTATCGTCGCACCGTAACCAAACTGGTCTTGCTCAGGATGTAGATATCTTACAAGGTATCTGGTATGCCTCGGACGAGACCGTCAAGTTTCGCCGCATTCTGCATGCCCAGCCAGAATGCGAGGAAGCCGAAATGAATGTGTTCCTAGAAGTTCTGGCGCCTTCGCTGTTCACTTACGCCGCCAAGAATATCTTGATCCCGAATCCCGAATGGACGTACAAGTCTTGGATTCCATACCTTGCGTCTCTCGATGAAATCTGGTGTAAGACGCACGAGGCTGTAGATCTATTCAAGGATCTTCATCCGAATGTCAAGTATATTGGCTGGACGTCGATTGCCAAGGGTATTCCTGAAAAGAAGAATTTCCACAAGGCGCTGGTGGTCACTGGCAAGAACGTTTTCCGTCATCCCCAGTTGATTGTAGATGCATATGCTCTGGCTGTTACTGCGGATGTGAAACTCCCCGAGCTTCATATTGTATACGATGGCAGCCGCTTGAAGGTCGATGTCCCCGAATCTCTTTCCAAGAAAGTTATCACGTATCCGTCCACTCTGAAACAGGGAGAATACGATGCCCTTGTCCAAGAATGCGGACTGGCAATCTGTTGTTCGGCGGCAGAAGGGTTCGGTCACGCTGTGAATGAGGCCGCATCTACCGGTTCCGTTCTTCTGTTGAACGATATTCGTCCGTTCCGAGAGTTTGGGTATGAGGCAGTATGGGTCAAGGCGGAGAAGGTAGTTCCCCACCCCGAGTGTCTGGGTGATCTTTCCAAGACAACGCCCGAATCGGTGATGGAAGCACTGGAAGAGTATGCCGAGTTGACATTCAAGGATCGCAAGAGGATGGGATCTAAGAATGCGGACGCTTACCTTGCTCGCCAGACAGCATGGACAGCACGTATGCAGGAGTTCCTGAAAGCGTATAAGACTGACGATGTATTTTCCATTGAAAAGGATGCGATTCCCGAAGATGAGCTGCCGGGAGTCACGATTGTCACACCGACCCGTGATCGTCCGAAGTTCATGGAGATTTGTGCAGGGGCAGTCGACTCCCAATGTTACCCGAAAGACAAGATTGAATGGATCGTGATTGACGATGGCAAGGATACATGCGACGAGTTTGTCAAGCATCTTCCCTACGCCCGATACATCCTGGAAATGGCTGGGAAGACGATCGCATGGAAACGGAACCTGGGCGCCAAGCTTGCGAAGTTTCCCATTATTATTCACATGGACGATGACGATATCTACCCCCCTAACAGTATTCTGTTCCGTGTATCTATGATGCTGCGTGCCAAGAAAGAATGTGCGTTCTGCACCACTCTGCCTTCGTACGATATTGCCAATTACACGTCGTTCGTGAACGTTCCACCCATGCGTCTGCCTCAGAGTATGCGGGTATCTGAGGCCACGATGTGTTATACCAAGACATTCTGGGAAGAGAAGGGGTTTCCAGATGAGACTCGGATTGCCGAAGGACATCTATTCATCCAGGGACGGGAATCAAAGTGTATTGAACTGTCCCCCCAGGAAATCATTGTGAGTCTCGTGCACCCCCGAACAACATCCAGCCGTCGTATTCCGCCGGGAATGGAACCCAACGGATGCCACTACGGATTTACGGAAGATCTATTTACGATGCTTTCGACGCTTGGTGAGTTTCTTAAGCAGAACGTTCCAACCTAACTAACCTACATTTTTAGCGGTAAAGCAGCTGCTCTACCTAAAGAATGTTAAACAGGTTGATTGTTTAATACATCGAGCTGCCACCCCGGCGGCGGCGGCCTCCGAGCTTCTTGGACAGCTTCAGCAGGGCCTTGGCGACGCGCTTCGCCTTGGTGGCGCGCTTGCGGCCACCCTCGAGCGTGGCGGGGGCACCCGCAGTGACAAGCTCACCGGCAGCCTGCGTGATCGAGGCCGGGGGAGGGGCGACATCACCGCCACGGCGGCGACGGCCGGCAACGAGCTCCTCACCTCCACGGCGGGCGGAGCGGCGGCGGCGTCCGGCAACGAGCTCCTCACCTCCACGGCGGGAGTGGCGGCGGCGGCGGCCACCAGCGGCAGGGGCACCAGACGCAAAATCAGCGGGGGACAGAGAGCCGGGCATTTGTTTTATACTTCATTGGAGAATATTTTACGCAGAGCAGGTGAGGCAGTCAGGCTGAGGACGAGCCTCCGGTTCCACAGTGAACTTCTGAGCCGAGGCGACAGCTTTGGTTCGCAGGTAATAACATCCAGTCTTGAGTCCCTTTTCCCACGCATACAGGTGCATGCTGGAGAGACGAGAATACGACGGATCGGCAACAAACAGGTTGAGCGACTGCGACTGGCATACGAACGGTGCACGGTCAGCGGACATATTAATGAGTGTCTTCATCGGAATCTCCCACGCCGTGCGATACCGTTCCTGAATATCGGAGGGCACACCCTTTACGCCCAGGATACTTCCATTGTTTGCAATAATTGCCGTTCGCAGCTCGGGGTTCCAGATCCCCAGATCTACTAGTTCAGAAATCAGATACTTGTTGATCACGATGAAATCTCCGGCGAGGACGTGGCGAACATACAAGTTGGACGTGAACGGTTCGAAGCACTCGTTGTTCCCGAGAATCTGAGACGTGGACGCTGTGGGCATCAGGGCAATGGAGAGGGAGTTGCGTAGACCCTTCTGAACCTTCTGGCGCAGACCCTGCCAATCAAGATCGGTAGAAAGGGGATTCACACGCCAGAGATCGCACTGGAGAATACCTTGGGATGCTGGCGAACCCGCAAAGGAAGGATACGATCCCTTGTCCACAGCTAGGTTGTAGGATGTGTGAATCGCAGAATAGTAAATGGTCTCAAAGATCCGACGATTGACGATTGTGGCTTCGGGGGAACTCCATGCGAGCCGCATCTTTGCAAACACATCAGCGAGACCCTGAACACCGATCCCGATGGGGCGGTGGCGGAGATTGGATGCCCGGCATTCGGGGGTGGGGTAGTAATTCCTGTCAATCACAATGTCCAGATTACGTGCCAAGATCGCAGTGTAATGCCCCAGTCCATCATAATCGTAACTCCCATCCACCTCCACGAACTTGGTCAGGGAAATGCTGCCTAGATTGCACACCGCTGTCTCCCCTGCATCCGTATACTCCATGATTTCCGAGCACAGATTACTGGACTTGATGGTCCCCAGATTCTTCTGGTTCGACTTGTAATTTGCCGCATCCTTGTAGCACAAGTAGGGAGTCCCCGTCTGGATCTGAGCGTCCAGGATCATCTGCCACAGCTTTTGGGCGGGGACAGTCTTCCGACCCTTGCCCTCCGCCTCATACTTCCGATAGAGAGCAGTAAACTCCTCACTGTGCACATCCGCCAGACCGGGGCACTCGTTCGGGCAC